AAACTATGCGCCTTAACCGCCCAGCTTTCATCCCATGCGCGCAGGGAGATGGAGAATGAGCCGTCAAGGTATTTCATCCAATGCCACCAGCCGGTCGGCATGAACAAAGTATCGCCGTATTCGAGGAAACATTCGATGCCTTCGATGCCTTCAAGCTCGGGGAAACGTTCCGTATCGGGGTTGTCGACGTGGTAGTCTTCCAGCGCGTAAGTGGCGAAAGGAATGCGGAACAGGCGCTCTTTCCATTTGTAATCGAACAAGATGATGTGTTTCTTGCCGAAATGCGTATGGAAGATGTGCGCCATATCGATGTCGTAGTGCAGGAAGGTTTTCGAACCTGCACCGCCGAAAAACAGGGTAGGGTAACGGTCTAAGAATCCGCCCATCAGCTCTTTGGGGAAAACGTAATCGTTCAGCAAGGCGGGAGCGTGTTTGATGGGGTCAAATAAGAAAATCCGCAAATCCGTCGGCTCGCGTTTGATCAGATCGATATAATCGCTGAAGCGCATTTCCGTACTGGCGGCGTTAATCGGCGCGGAAGGGTCGGCTTTGGCGCTGTCGTACAAGGGAACGACGATATCGCCGACGGTTTCTTTCATATAGTCCAGTGACCATTTGTCGCGGGCGGGCCAGTTGCGGGTCAGTCCTTTGATCACGACAGGACGGCGGGGCTTGAGATAGTTTTGATAAAAATCTTCGCGGCTGATGTTTTCTACAACATCAATCGGAGTAAGTTTGAAACCCATAAGCAAATCTCTTTTTGGAATGTAAGACTGATTTTAAGTGAATATTTCGGAAGGTGGCAAGCGATGTTTCAGACGACCTGATTGGAATCAAGAATCGCGGTTAACTGTGATATTATGTCGATATAAATATTCCGTCCGAAACGCTTATGAACGATGCAGACGATTATTTGGGCAAGATGCCTTTTTTTATTGTATTCCTCGACCCGCTGCACACGGATTTCCACAGCAGCGGCAAGCCTCTGAACGAATACATCGCCCGCCATCCGCTGATGCACGACAAGCTGCACCGCCCCGCCTTTGCCGCCAAAGTGTTGGAAATGGCAGCAAACAGCAGCAATATGCGTGTATTTGTCCGCAAAGCAGATGCGCTGATTAAGCATCCGCTGCATTATATTGTCCGTAACGGCGTTTTCCGAACTGAAGAGCAGATGTGGGCGTTTATCAATTCGCCCGAAAACATTGCCGCCGTCAAACAACCCTAAAAGGCCGTACCCCATGCTTTTGTTCATTGATAACTGTTATTTGGTTCGATTTAGTTCATATCATTTTGATAAGCCTGTGTTTATTGCCGTTTTCTGTCCGTTTTCGTTCGCGCTAGTGCGTGGCAATCCTTGAAAAAAGTGGGTATGATTGTGGGTATCCCCTCACACATACCCTCTTTTTTATGCTCAACGATACCCAAATCCGCAAGGCAAAACCAGCCGAAAAGCCTTATAAATTAACCGATTCCAACGGTTTGTATATCGTAATAAACCCGAACGGCTCAAAACTATGGCGTTATCGCTTTAGGATTGACGGCAAAGAATCCGTTTTTGCTATTGGAGCATATCCTGATATATCGCTTGCCGAAGCGCGGGAAAGGCGCAAAGAAGCGCGGTTACTTGTCCAGCAGGGGATTAACCCAGCCAAAGACAGAGCCGAGAAAAAACGGCAAAACGCGCGCCAAAACAAAAACACATTTCAGGCGATTGCCGAAGAGTACATGGCATCCAAGACAATCAGCGATGGCAGTATTAAAGCCATACATCGTATGCTTAAAAAATACGCCTATCCCATTATCGGAGACACGCCGATAACCAAAGTAACGCCGCGTCAGATTATGGAGTGTCTCGACGTTTGCAAAGACAAAGGCGTTATCGTGTCAGGGATATACACACGCCAACACATGAGTGCAGTTTTTCTTTATGCGATCCGAACAATGAGGGCGACAAATGACCCAACTTTGGCTTTTGCTGGGTATCTCAAGCGACCCGAAATAACCCACGCCAAAGCCATGACCGCCGAACAAATCAGGGCATTTAAAACAAGCCTTGCAAACTATAATGGCTCGTAACAGCCGTCCGCACGATTGAGGCAAGGCGGGCTGAATGGACTGATATTGATTTATCCGCCGCGATTTGGCGCATCCCTGCAAACAAGATGAAAAAATCGAGAATGCACGTCGTACCGTTGTCGTCTCAGGTCGTCGAGTTGCTCAAAGAGTTGCACGCAGTTACGGGCAATGGGCGGCTACTGTTTCCGAACAGCAAACGACCCGATGATATGTTGTCAGCCACAACCATAAATAGAGCATTGGAGTATATGGGGCTGACAATATCAGGGCATGATTTCAGGGCGACACTTGCAACCAACCTGTCAGAGATGGGCTACGAGCATGAGTACATCAAGGCACAGCTTGCCCACGCCAAAGACAATCAGACCGACGCGGCATATTTTCACGCCAAATTTATCACGCAACGCCGCCAAATGCTGCAAGATTGGGCGGACTTTGTAGATTCGCTTTGAATTGTATCTATAAAATCTTTTAAAAAGCCGCCTGAATTTCAGACGACCTTTGTTTTATTTGAACGTGTCAGACAACGCCTTATGCCGCGCCTTGCAGTCGTTATAAAGGCTGATGACCTGTAACGACCACGGCAACACATCCGCGCCCGTACCGCCCTCAAGTTTTGGCAGTTTTGGGCATGGCTGCACCAAATCGGCAGGCGGTTTAATCGCCGTCGGCAATGGCGGCGTTGATGCTTGACACGCCGTCAGAATCGACACAGACGTTACGATAGACAACACGTTCAACGAGTTTCGGCACTTGTACATAGCGCACCCTTTCTTTTTCTTCGCGCACCGCTTTTCCTGCCTGATATACAGTAGACGTTTCGCGGTCTTCTTTAGCTTTCTCAATCGCGGCATCTTTCAGACGACCCGAAATTTCAGCAGCCATTTCATCGCGCCCGCGCCGATATTCCGCTTTGCGGTCGGCTTGCCAGGCACCGATGACGATTGCAAAAACAACTAAAACCGCAATCAATTTCCAATTTTTGAGCAACGTTTGAGCCATAATTCAAGCATATCCTTATAGGTTTTAATCTCACGTTCGGCAAACTCAAAAGCCGCTAGGTCTGCGTTTTCGCTGGCTTCGCGGCTTTTTTCTTGCCATTCCGTGATTTTCTGTTTTGCAAAATCAACGGGATTCATATACGCCCTTTAAACGTGCAGGCCGGGTAAATACACGGTTTTCCCGCCTTTTTTGGTTGCGGTCATGATTTGGTTACGCATAGGGCTGTTGCGGCGGAAACCGACATGAACCCATGCACCATCCCCGCGTTCCGGGAACTCAAGAATCAACTGGTCGAACGTGATTTTCCCTTCGTCACGCATTTTGATGATTTCTTTCGCAAACGCCAAAGAAGTTAAGCCGATGGCATCGCAGTCAGCAGCCAAGCCGAAACGGTGGGCAGATGTTGGCGAGCCGCCGACCGCCTTGTTCACACGCTCGCTACGAAAGCATGAAGTTACGACAATTCCGCGCCCAACATAAGCGCGTATTTTTTCAAGTTGCTCCGCCGTGTATTGGATGTTTGCCATTTCCGCGGCAGACGGCACATTCTGAAGACCTAAACGACGCGCTGTTTCGCTTCGTGTCAGTTCTTTTAAGCTAAAGTGTTCAGTGATTTGCATTTCTTATCTCCAAATAAACAGGTCGTCTGAAATTCAGACGACCTGTTGTTGAATTAATCTTTATCGACGAATTTACCCGCCGTTTTTTTGACCCATTTAGTCATAATGCTTGGGGCTAGGCTTTTGACGGTATCCATCGCATGCCCTGTCAGGATGCCGACAAAAGCACCGGCTACCGCGCAAGTCCACACTTGATTTACCATCAAAAACCGCTCTGCTACTGCCGCCGCTGCAACCGCCGAAATCAAGGCTTCGAACAGGCTTGATACTGGTTTGTCATGGTCTTTCATGCTCGACCAAACGCTACCGACGATGCCGCCCCCTATGGCAAACAGATAGCCGAATTGAAAAAAATCGTGCATCATTCCCCCTTTTGTTTTCGTTTAAATTTATCCTCCGAAAACAAGAATTTAAGTGAGTTATTGCCAGCGAGTAAGCACAGAAAAGCCACGGGCGGAATAACCATGCCTGTGTGAGCAGGCGGGTAGGCAGCCCAAAACGCATATGCCGTCAGATACCAGATAAAGGCTGATATCAACAGCATATAGCCTGACAAAACCTCCCCTTTGAATGTCTGCCAGTACATCGCCGCCAACTGCAACACGCCGACACCGCCGAATACCAGTATCAGCGTCAGTTCCGAAATGTCTTTGAACTTGTAGTAGATGGGCCAGTTGTAGATATCGTTCGGCGAGAACGCAAAGACCAGTGCATAACCGATCATCGAACACCCGCTGACAAACTCAACTGCCCGCGTCCCCGTGCTAAACAACCAACGCTGAAAGCGAACGGGAAGAAATCGAAGTTCAAAGGCATATTTAAGCCATTGAATAGACTTGCTCATTTAAAAAACCTCCATAGAAAAAAGGTCGCCCTTTCAGACGACCTAACCACTTACACCAATTTAAAATCACGATTCATCTGTTTCAACAGCTTCGCAATGTCCTTTTTGTGGACAAAGTCGCCGCCCGTTGTGTTGATGATAATCGTGCTGTTATCGCCCCCTGACTGACCCGCCATTTCACGGATTGTCTGCGCGTGTTCCGCAGGCAAAACCATCTCGTTTTCGTGCAGTTGCGTCAGTGGGTTGATACCTGCCGGAATATCCCAACCGCCAGCCGCCGACGGAATACGCGTCGTGGTCGTGGTTGTTGAAGAGCCGCCACCGCCCATCAAACCCATTACAGCCGCCATCATTGCCGCCATCGCTGCAACGGCAAGAATAGGACCGACATAAGGAATGCCAGCTTGTGAAGATGCAGCCCCTGACGCCGCTTGAATGGCATTTTTACCAACAACCGCCGTCGTTTCTGTCGTCTTGGTTGCCACAGTCTTAGACGCTGCTGCCGTTTCCAGCGATTCCTTAGTCCCGAAAATCATCTTATAAATCGCTGATTCCTGAACCATGCGCTGTAACATACCCGCAATCGGCTTTCTAACCATTTCCTGAATAAAGGTTTGCCCCATACTCTTGAAAAAGTTATTCATCGCCGTTCGGAAATTCTGCGTCTACAGCATGGCAGAAAAAGCCTGCCCCATCTGTTGCTGTGCTTCTTCCCAAACGTTTTTCCCGCCGTCTTGCAGCATTTCCATGACGTTGGGCGCATCTTTTCGGCGTTGGTTTTCACGCTTGCCCTGATTCTTGGTTTGCTCGCGTTCGTGACCTTGCCCAAGTTCCGCCATTTGCTGTTTCAGCTTGTCGATAGCTGATTGGCTGTATGTCGGGTCTTGTTCGGCAAGTGCGATCCGTTCTTGCAATGCGTCATAGGCGATTTGGTACCGGAGATTTTCAAACTCGATTTCCAAGTCTAGGCGTTCGAGTTGCGAAATGCGCCCAGCGGCTAGGGCTTGGTCTGCCGCGTCCTTTTCCATATCCAGCTTGTGCTTATCCAGCTTCTCCCATGCCGCCACCTGATTGATTTTGGCTTCTGTCGATTGCTTGGATAGCTGGTCTTCGAGGGTCAGGATTTTCTCACGCAGTTTCAAGCCTGTTTTACTGCCTGCGTCAACCGTTGCCAGTTTCGCGCGCCAGTAAGCGGCTTCCCGCGCCAAATCCCATTCTTGATGATTCAGCGTGTCTCGCTGCATTTCACGGTGTGCCAGCTTTTGGGCTTTGATTTCTTCTTCCCATGCCTGCATCGGGTCTTTGGCTGCGCCGGCATGACCGCCGCCGCTTCTGCCCTTACGCCCGCCGCCTTTGCGACCACTTCCACCACCTCCACTACCACCACCACCACCTGACGGGACGCGGGATTTCGGTATGCTCCCACCTCCGCCACCACCGCCGCGCATGGCTTTTCGTTCGTGAACCAGAGCAGCGCGGGCTTTGATGTTGTCAACTGCGCTTCCAACACGGTCTTTTGACATGCTGTCAGAGATTCGACCGCCAAGCCCGCCATCGTCCATCCTTTTTAGGTCGACGTTATCCAGCTTTTTAATGCCCGAACCGCCGACCATCGACGCGGCTGCGTTGGCATAGTCAATCATGCCGTTAATCATGCCGATTGCTTTGTTTATCATCCACTCAATCGCAGACAGAAAAGCGTTGCCGATTAACTTACCGAGATTAGCGAAAAACTGCGGCATATTGTTTGCGGCTTCTTTAATCAGCATCCAGCCTGTTGCAAACGTGTTGATGTAGGCGTTGACATATGCACCGACAACCGTTGCAATCGCCGACATAACACGGCTAAACAATGCCGACCAGCCGCCGACATTCTCATTCAGCCAGTCTGTTACGCCACCAAACCAAGCCTTTATCTCTTCAATCGCCGCGCCGATGGTTTCTGTAATTGCCTGCCAAACCGCCTGAATCACATCAAGCAGGTTTGACCAGCCACCGCCGAAAATGTCGATTTGGTCGCCGAATTGGGCAATCAAGCCGATAACCGCACCGATGGCGACTGCAATCAATCCGAATGGGTTTGCAAGCATGGCAACATTTAAGCCGATGACCTGTGCCGTCGCAGCGGTAACAGCAACCGCGAATCCCGCCATGATAGGGACAACCAAGTTAAGGTTATCCGCAATCAGTTTGATAATGGAGGCGATGCCGGACATCGCGCCGCTGTCGTTCAGCAGCCTAGAAATCATGCTTTGCCAGTTGTTTTGGAAAACCGTCAGAGCCTGACCCATCGTCATGGGCATTTTTGCTGCCTGCTCGCCGAATTTTTCCGACGCGCCTGATATAGCTTTAAACAGCACATCCGCCGTCAGTTCGCCCTCGCTGCCCAGCTTTTTAATTTCAGCGCGGGATTTACCCATATATTCCGCAATAGTATCAAGCAGGATAGGAGCGGCTTCAGCAATGGATTTAAATTCATCGCCTTGCAATACCCCGCTGCCTAACGCTTGCGATAACTGTAAAAGCGCGGCGGCTTGCTGCTCCGCCTGAACACCACCAATAGTCATAGCGTTGTTCGTCGCTTCGGTAAACTGCAAGATTTCCTGTTGCGTGTAACCGTAGTCTTTTAAGGCACGACTTGTCGAAACGTACAGGCTTGACGTTGATTCAAGCGATGCACGGGTGCTGTTTGCCACGTCCAAAAGCTGACGCTGTACGGCTAAATACTCCGTTTCAGACGACGTGACTTGTCGGACTTGGCTGTTTATTGACTGCATGGCATCGGCAGTATCAAGCATGGATTTCGCAAAAGACACCGATGCAAATCCGGCTAAAAGCGTACCGATTTTACCCAGCCCGCCCGCCGCCTCTTCCGCCTTATCGCCTGTCTTGGCAAGTTCGGCGTTCAGTTCACTAACCTTTTCCTTGCCGTCGCTGACGCCCCCGACAAAATCGGACATATCAATGTCGAACGCCTTTTCCATCGATTTCTGCATTTCGGAAAAGCTGCGCGTCAATTCTGATCGCACCTGCCCGATAGCGTTTTCGCCCGCAGCCGTGCCGTTCTCGACGGTTATCTTGATTTTTGTTTCTAAATCGTTCATGCGACCGCCCATAAAAAAGCCCATGAATCATCACGGGCGTTGTTTCAAATTTAGATTAGGCTTCAATCAACTCGGCACCTGAAAAGACGCTTTGGTCGTTCCCTTGCTCGACGGCTTTCTGATACATCCAAGCGCGTGAAACTTCCTCACTCTCCGGTAAGCCGTTGACGGAAACAGTATGCGAACAGAGTGGGTTTCGCCCTGCCTCATACGCCTTTTTAGACACATAGCCGTTAAGGGTTGCGCTTGCGGCGTGTGATTTGTAGTCGATGCTGACATACTCAATCACATGGTATCTTGCGACCGCTCCGGTGCTTTCGTCTTCGATTTCGTGGTTAATTGCAACAACTTTTTTCATAATAAACTCCTATAAGGTTAACCCATAGCCACAAGGACATATGGCGTACTTTCAACATCTATCGGAACTCTGCTTGAAATGCGACGAACAGGATTTGTATATTCGTGGTCTACCTCGACTACAACATCCGCAACATCACCAGGGGAAATGACTGATAGATATGGGATGTTGTAAAACAAACCCCGATAATCATCATGCCCAGCACTGTTCACATAAGAAAACACAGACCAACATTCTTTATTAACGGCAACCACTCCATTAATTTTAATCACTACCCAATAACTTGATTTACTGTTAGGCGTTGTGAAAGATAAGTTTTGAAGCGATAGGATAATATTCTTCTTGCTTTTATTGTGGTAACGCAGAAAATATCGCCCCACCCCTGTCCTTTGAAACGACAGGAACTTCAGAACATCTCCTTCGATTTTGTCCGCATAAATCGTACCCTCAAAACGCCCGTTTTTTGCATATAAATCGCCATCTCTCGACACAGTAAAAGCACCGTTGCCGATATTGATGTTGCCCGCATTTATATCGCCCAAATCACTGCTTACAGCCGATAAGGTTCTAACTGCTAACTTGTCGGACGTGATTGAACCTGCTTTAAGTTTATCGGCTGTAATAGAGTTTGCTGCCAGTTTTTCAGCGGTAATACTTCCCGCCGCCATTTCACGCGCAGTAACGCTTCCAGCGGTTAGGCGGTTTGCGTTCAGCGTGTTTGCCGTGATTTTGTCGCCGTGAATATCCCCAGCGTTCAATCTATCGACAATCGCCTTGCCGTTTACCACCAGTTCGCCATTCACGCCGACACGGTTTTGACGCGTATCAACCGTAAACGGGAAAACGTCGGCTTTGCCCGGTGCGCCGATACCGAAACGGTCGGCATTCACAATAGGCGTGCCGTTTTTCGGCGTGGTTGCCAAGCCATAGCCCGCTACCTTGCCATTAACGTCAACCTTGACAGTGTACTGCGCCTCCAAACCGTTGATACTGCGTGCATGGGCTTGTACCGTCGCTTTATTGCCGTCAGCGGTCGACTGGGCTGTCGTGATACGCTCGCCAAGCGATTTGATGTCGCCCGTTGCTTTAGTTAAGGTCGTCTGAACTACCTGAACCGTTGCTTTGGTATCATTAGCAGTTTTTTGCGCGGCTTCTGCGATTTTTTTAACCGCGTCAGCCTTGGCTTGTGCATCAGCCACCGCCTCATGTTTAATCTGCGCGTCTTTGGCTGCTGCATCGGCAATAGCTTCTGCTTTAGCTGCGTTTGCTTTTGACTGTGCGTCATTTGATGCTGCTGCAATAGCTGCCGCTTTAGCCGCATCTGCCTTAGCTTGCGCTGCCGCTTCTGCCGCTGATTTTGCTGCATCGGCTTTGGCTTGTGCATCTTGTCGCGCCTGATTCAGTGCGTCAGCAGTTGCAGTCTCGCCATCTTCAGGGGCGGGCGTCCAATCGGTCGCTACCGTTCCGCGCTCCAGTTTCACATTTGAAACCTTGATGGATTCCGATGTTTGATACCGTGCCTGAACGATGATGTTACGCAGAGCCTTGACCTCTTTGGCAACCGTGTGTTTGGCGACAATACGCTGTTTCAGCGTTTTAGTCGTACCGCTGACGGCTTCATCGTACCACGCGGCAAAATACCCGATAGAGTTGTCGGCATAGGTGACGGAAAATTCCGCGCCGATTCGTGGGTAGGGCTTGCCGTATGGCGATGTAGCGTTCGTCAGTTCGATATCGCACGAGATAATCAGATTGTCGCCTTGCTTCAGTTCCAAAGCAGACGAAACGTCGATTGTGACGTTTTTAGTCTGATTATTCCCGCTCACTGTCAGCACTTTGCCGGGCGTTCCTGTTGATAGGGCGTAGTTGCGGCCACCAACCGAAACACCGTCAATCTTCGCGGTCAGCGTTTGGATTTCAGACGATCTCGCACTGTCTTTCTGATTAACGGTTTCGCGCAATGCTGTGATACTGCTTTCAGTATTGCCGACCCGTGTTTTCAGGGCTTCCGTTGCGGCGGTTTGGGCGTTAATTGCTGTAACCCGCGCCTGTGTCTCGCGTGTGATGTTGCCCTCAGCCGTAGATACACGACCTGCCAACGTTTCACGCGCCGCAGCTTCTGCCCTGTCGCCGTCTGCCCGCGCTTTCTTTTCAGCCTCCAAGCCTGCGGCGGTCGTGCCTTGCGCTGCTGTAACCGTCCTGATTTGCTGCGCCTGTTCGTTATTCACTCGCTCGACTGCTGCTACCTTGTTTCCAAGTTCAGCGGCTTTTGCAGTCAGGTCGTCTGCAGCTTTTTTCGCTGCGGCTTTTGCGTCTTCTGCCGTGCGAGCGACCGCTGCCCGTGCCTGTGCTTCGGCTGCGATTCGTGCGTTTACACTTCCCGCGCCGTTGCCGTCTATCAGGGCGATTTTGTCGCGCAAAGCCTTGTTCAGATTGCTTTCTGATAGGTCGGTCGTGTTTACGTCATAGACGGTAAAAGACACGCTATTGCTGACTTTTAGGGCATCTTTGCCGAAGCTGTCATAGCCTGCGGCGCGAACGTGGTATGTCTTTCCTTTCTCAAGCGGGTTGCCGTTACATTTTGCGATGGTTACAAACGTTTCCGCGCCGTCATAGACTTTGTTTGCGTCTATGGTCGGTACGGCTGCATTTTCGGAAACCCAAACGATAATCCCTGCAAAGTCTTCTTCAGCGGGTTTTTGGCAGGTAAAAAACGCCTGCTTCAAACCGCTGTCAACGGAAATGCCTTGCAATGCTTGCAGTTGCGGATTTTGCGCCGCGATTTGCGCCCAGTTTCCCGTCTTCCCGGTAACCGCTCGACCGCGAACCTTAAAAACAACATCACGCACCTGCCCGCCGTCGGCTTTCATATCCGCCTGAGTGTAGGTGTAGCTGTTGTCCACAATACCGCTGATTGCCCGCAAACGGCGTTGGCTGTTGCCTGCGTAGATTTCCACGTCGTAGGTGTCCGCCCCGTCCAACTTGTCCCAAGCGATGACGGCTTCTTTGCCGTACGCCCACGAAGACGACAGGCGCAGATTTTGAATCTGCCCCAGCGGCGCACCTTTAATGGTGTAGGAATACGCGGGAACAGATGCCAAATCTTGAATGCCGCCGCTGAAAACGTTGTACGAAACCAGCTTGACCCAAACCGTGCGACCAATCCAGTTACGCGGAACGGCATACTTGAACAATGCTTCGTCAATACGCGCGAACTTACTACCCGCCGCATGGCTGTCAATAGCAGAGCCATACGCGCCGCGCGTCAGGTTGCCCAATGTGTAGCGTCCTACGCCTTTCAGTTCGGCATTGGCATATGCCAGAAATTCGCCGTCAACGTAGCACAACGTCAGCAAATCGCGGCTGTCCTGCTCCGTGCCGCCTGTCATTTGACCCGCTGAAATTTCCACGTTCAGAGTGTTGGTACGGTCGAAAACCGCACCATTCGGCAAAGCAGCCGTCAGCGATCCGAAACGCGCCTTGTGATTGACTGCGCCGACGCGGGTATAGCTGTCGCCGTCGGTTGACACCCACACTTCAGCACCGCCCCACATATCGCCGCCGGCGGTTGCCATCCAAATTTGCGGTTCGCCGCCTGTCAGTTGCAACGGGGCTTCGAAGATAACAGGCGCATGGGCATTACCTGGCGAAACGTTGTAGTCTGCCGAATAGCCCAAAGACGGCTGCGTCGGGTATTCCGACGTTGTGTACACACCGACGGGGTAGTCTTCAGCCTTGACGGATAAAACACCCTCTTCATCCTCTTCAATTTCCGTGATTCGGACGGGCGTTTTATTCAAGCCAAGCCCTGCGTCAGTCAGGGTTACAATATCCATCGGCTCAAGCAGGCAATATTTCCAACCCAGCTTAAACTCATATTCATTGCGGACGTACAGGGCGCGTTGCAGCAGTTGTTGGGCTACCTTTTGCGCTACCTTGCCGTCGCAAATGCCGTGCATTTTGACGGCTTCTTTTGGGCGCAATCCGTACTGCTCGATATTTGCCTGGTCTTTCACTTCGGCGATGGCGACGTTGTAGTCATTATCGCGGTCGAGATACTCGACTTGGACTTGGTTAAACGCATCGGCATTGGTTTTGCGCTCGACGCTTACAGGGTCTTCCGCGCCTGAAACGATAAAATCGTCATCTGTCAGGTCGTATAATGCCTTGTTATCGGCAACATATGCCGCGCCGTTACCTGAATAATTGCCGTCGCCGTAAGGGACGATTTTCAGACGACCTTGCGAAAACACCGCTGCGCTGTTGGTCTGTTCCAGCAGTTCGGAAATGTTCCGTTGCGCCTCGCCCTGTTCCGTGTAGGCGGGGCTTAGAAAAATACCGACCGCGCGGCAATAATTGCTGTATCGGTCGGTGTCGCCAATGCTGTCAACGGGGAATCCGCAGCCATAGCGTTGGTTCGTCAGCAGGTCTCGGATAATATCGCGCGGGTTTGCGTCAGGGATGTTGCCTGAGTAGCCCAGCTTGCCGATGACCTCGAAATTATGCTGATAAATCTGCGCGGATTTCGTCAGTTCGTAGTTTGGGCTGCATAGGTAGGCGGTGCCGGAATAGTTCAAGGCTTGGTTTTGGTGCTTCGCCTGCGCCAAATGCGTCCATAATGGCTGCTCGTCGCCGCCGCGCATAAGCGTCAGACGCAACTGTGCCAGCGAGTCGAACTTTTCCTTATCGCGCCAAATACGACCGACGCCTTGAATTTCGCCCTCACATAGAGCAAGCATGACGGCGGCTTCGTAGGTGTAAGCAATATCGACTTGCTTCACACCGCCGCCGCCTTTGCCGCCTTGCTGTGTTGTGGTTTTGTTTTCTATGGTAACAAAGTCGCCGTACCAAATCAGGTTTCCGGCTACACGGGTTCTGCCGTAGATGACAGGCAGGGTAAGCCCTTGCGACGACTGTTGTACCTGTAACGATAAAATCCGTTCTTCTGCCGATGTAATGGTTGATGATTTACCGCCCATAGAAAACCTCTAAATATCAATCTACTAAATGCGCCTCGTACCACAAGCCAAGCAAAGAGCCTGCGTAGTTGGTTGCAATATCAAAGCCTGTTTCTGTT